GCGGACAGTTGGATGAAACCGTGGGAGAGAACCCGGGAGTACAAATAACTGGTTGAGGTATAACCTCAACATATCCTGTGGCAACACAGGGTATTCTAAAACATACTTACAACGGCTTGACTCTGAATCAAGTGTCGCATCATAGATGATAGTGTGTTTTAGAATACAATGGAGTAGAAGCATCAATGGTGATGCAGTGGACTGTAAATCCGCCGCCCTAGTGGCACGCCTGGTTCGATCCCAGGATACTCCACCAAGTTTATTACATTTTGTTATAAACCAGATAAATAAGTTAGACAGGAGTTTAACTTATGGGTATCAAAGGCGTTTATAGTGATCCACTCTGCAAACATTGCGGAGAAGACGATCCAAAAAAATTCTATGCTAAAATGAAGACTACGTGCTACAGTTGTCACGGTGATCATTTAGAAAAGTATAGATTGCAAGTAAGAGATGAAGCCTTAGCTTATAAAGGCGGCAAATGTGAGCATTGTGGATATGACAAATATCGAGGCGCACTAGAGTTTCATCATAAAGATCCTGCACAAAAAGATCCTGCAGGATTGAGAAAATACAATAGAACAAAATTGTTCGCAGAATTAGATAAGTGTGTTTTACTATGTGCTAATTGTCACAGAGAAGAACACGCTAAGTTAAGAATTGGAAGCGTGGCAGAGCCTGGCTTATTGCACCTGACTTGAAATCAGACGAGTAGAAATGCTCCGTGAGTTCGAATCTCACCGCTTCCGCCAAACAATTCAATGGGCTGTTAGTGATAATGGTAGCACAGGGGCTTTGCAAGTCTTAGGCAGGAGTTCGATTCTCCTACGGTCCACCAAGTTTTTTAATGCTTCGTTAGCTCAATTGGGAGAGCGCGACACTGTCACTGTCGAGGTAAGGGGATCGAAACCCCTACGAGGCGCCAAGGTTATGGGACAAAAAGATAATTCTGTAAAGAATTTATACTGCATTGTTCAATGTCCCGCCATTTTTATCTGTGTGTAATGTCAGTCCGGTAGACGGCCTTGTTTGGAACGAGGAGGCCGTAGGTTCGAATCCTACCACACAGACCAAGTTTTTAGGATGCGTTCAGCAAATTTAAAAATTCAACTTTTAATTGAAAAATAAGCATCCTGTTATTTTAGTGCCCGGGAGACCGAATGGGGAGGTAGCGTCTTGATAAGGCGTTTGTAGTCAGATCGAAACTGACTCCGGGTACCAAGTTTTTGTTGGGGTATAGCTTAGTCTGGTCTAAAGCAATGGTCTTTGAAATCATGATCACTGGTTCGAATCCAGTTACCTCTGCCAGTTTTTAGGATAGTTACAGCAAACCCAAAAGCTAACTATGGTTGTCTAGCGACAAAAGCTATCCTGTTATTTTATGACTCATTCGTCTATCGGTTAGGACACTAGGTTTTCATCCTGGCAAGAGGGGTTCGACTCCCCTATGAGTCTCCAAGTTTTATTCCGTAGAATCCGAGCCAGGTGCACGGACTTGACTGTTAATCAATGACTAGCTGGGTTCGAGTCCCAGATACGGAGCCAAGTTTTTAGGATCAGTTCAGCAATCTAATACAAGCAGTAGGTCGTGGGTTCGAGTCCCACCTCAGGCACTTGAGTGTGTCGAGTAGCTCAGTTGGTAGAGCGCCAGCCATAAAAAGATGATCCTGTTATATTTTGTTATTCCGGACGCTGCGAAAGCAGAGGTGGTATCGAGCAGCGAGGCAGCATAGCTGTTATAGCGTCGTGAGGTTGTAGAACAATAAACTGACAAAATCTACAATATAACAAATGGTTTGACCGCTAGGTTCTTTTCAGCAATTTAAAATAATCTTTCTGTAAAAAAGACAGTCTGGGTTCGAATCCCAGCAGTGAGTTGGTCTTCACTGTAGTGTAATGGCAGCACGTAAAAAGAGAACCTGTTTATGTATCTCTGGTGTAATGGCAGCATCGCGGATTCCAAATCCGTTAGGTCAGGGTTCGAGTCCTTGGGGGTACGCCAAATATTTTAGCCGATGTAGCTCAGTTGGTAGAGCAGCGGATTGAAAATCCGTGTGTCACTGGTTCAAACCCGGTCTTCGGCACCAAGTTATAGGATGCGTTCAGCAAACTTTATACATTTGACTTCTAATCAAAACCGTAAAAAAGCATCCTGTCAAAAACAGTTGACAACATTCTATAATTGTTGTATAATTAATTTTTAAACAAAAGGTAACACTATGAAACCATCAGGTAAACGATAGTGTCAACACTTATCCCAAGTATGGTAAGGGTTGGCACGTAAAAGACAAACTTATACTAACCAACCCTTGTTAGCGTTAACGGTAGCGCACTTGACTCTTAATCAATGAGGTCTCGGTTCGAATCCGAGGCAAGGGACCATATTTGGGATTGTAGTGAAATGGTTATCACAGCAGACTTTTAATCTGCCAGTTCCGGGTTCGAGTCCCGGCAGTCCTACCATATGCAAACACATTATGCACAACATTTTGACTTCCAGGTCTTCTTGGGTGTTGTGAGTCGTCTTAGTGTGTTTACATATGGTACGTGTAGTAGATGAGCTAGATAGTCTATTTTCTTTATGATAGTCGAACTGGGCGGTGCGCACCGCTCTCGATTTCTTCAGATTAATATATGTACCGCCATATAAAGGGCAACGTGAAGGCCCTTGTGTGTAAGCCTCTTGTAGTCAACTTACACGCAGAAGGTACGCCGGACTACCACAACTCTTTGACCATTATCGGACTAAATGGTCACTATATAAAAGCACATTGTAAGCCGTGACAGGTTGAGCCTGAACGAACACACAGCACTATCGAGGTGGCTGGTCGTAGCCGAGGTAACGAGCATCGCCTGAACCAATGTGTTTCTATATGGTGTTAGTAGTAGTTGATGCTGTGGTGGCATCGATGAAATTATACATCAGTCCACTCAACGTGAGATACGGGGCCTTGAACTTACCATTCAATGCAGGAGTGCGGTGAGATACCGACGGTGGACGCCATATAAAAACACACTAGGCTGGTCGTAAAATCATCGTTGGACTTTAAGACTTAGTGTGTTTTTATATGGTATATCGCTTTCGTATAATGGATAATGCACTTGGCTACGAACCAGGGGATAGGAGTTCGATTCTCTTAGGCGGTACCACAATAGTTGAATAAAATGTTAATTGACATAGACAGTAAATGCTGCTACAATAGATGCATACGTTAAGCAATTAACATTGTTCTTTAAAAATAAATTATATGCAAACACATTAGACGGAATTGCCCGATGTAATCAATTCCGGTGATGCTGACACGTTGCGATTCAAGTTTGTCAGAACTTGTTCTAGTGTGTTTACATATAATGTCCCTATCGTCTAGTGGCCTAGGACGACAGCCTTTCACGTTGTTAACACCGGTTCGAATCCGGTTAGGGACGCCAATATTATGCGACTGTGGTGAAATAGGTAGACACAGCAGACTTAAAATCTGCCGCGTAAGCGTACCGGTTCGAGTCCGGTCAGTCGCACCAGTTAATGGGGAATACGCTTCAAGGTGAAGCAACTGTATTCTGTGTTAGAATATGTACCGCAAATCTTAAATGATTGGTTCGATTCCGATATTCCCCGCCTAGTTTTTTGGAGCCTTGGTGTAATGGTTAGCACACGTAGAAAGTGATCCTGAAAAGGATACAATACAGCAGCCAAATTCATTCCATTCATAAGGACGAGATCGGGGTTCGAATCCCTGGGGCTCCACCAAGTTTTGTTAAAGTGTCAGCAAGTGAAATCACGCTATAAAAGTTTCTTCGAAGGACTGATATAGTAAAAGGTTACGGGTTCGAATCCCGCTCGAGGCAATAAGGTTGCATAACTGGATCTATCTCAAGTGACGTACCGAGTCTCAGCCTGGGCTTTACGTAAAGGGTGAATGGTGCTTATAATTATGGTAGCACAACTTTAACAAATTAATTTGCCCCTTTATCCTTAATGGTAGAGGTCCTGTTTTGTAATCAGGGTGTGTGGGTTCGATTCCTGCAAGGGGCACCAGTTTTAGGATGATTACAGCAAACAACTTTTCTGCAGCCACTTTTGCAGGCCGGCCCGCTTGGGGGCGTGTCGTGGGTTCGAGTCCCGGCTTAGACACAACATCCTGTTATTTTTATAAACTATTTAGGTGTGACCTTAGTGTAAAGGTTTAGCACCACAGTCTGTGAAACTGTTAGAATGGGATCGTTCCCCATAGGTCACCCCTAAGTAGTTTAGTTCCTTAGTTCAGAGGTAGAATACCATCCTGACACGATGAAGGTCACTGGTTCGATCCCAGTAGGAACTACCAAGTATTTCGTAGGATGATTGATGCACAGGTGGCAGAGCGGCCCAATGCAACGGATTGCAAATCCGTAAGACCGTCGGTTCAAATCCGACCCTGTGTTCCAGTATTTTAGGATCAGTTCAGCAAACATAATAAAAATTTGATTCATACTCAAACCTAAAAAGTTGATCCTGTTATTTTTTATTGCCAGCGAGACTTGGAAGTCAGAGAGGTTTTATAAACCTTTTAGCGCCAGATTAGCGTTCTTGAGAGGGTTCGATCCCCTCCGCTGGTACCATAAATACTGTATGTTAGACTTACTCACATTCAGCGTAGCAGTTACAATGCATCTCGGAATTGATCTTAACTACAATAAGATCCATCCGCATGTGAGGTATACTCAAGGCGACACCATAGCAGGCGTATACTACAACAGTGTGCGACAGACTAGCGTGTATGTTGGTAAAGTCTATACATTGGACCAAGATACTAAAGTAGAGTTAGTATTGGCCACTGGTTATATGTATCCAATAGTTCCGCAAGTTAAAATCACACATGGTAACTTTTTCATTGCTCCGTTAATTGACACTGTAAAGGGCAAGGTTCAAACTGGTGTGATCATTGGAACAGAATTTAAATTTTAAGCCTTTGTGGTGGAATTGGTAGACACGCAGCGTTGAGGTCGCTGTGCTGAAAGGCGTGCTGGTTCGAGTCCAGTCAAAGGCACCAAGTTTCGGGATAGACGGTGGGCTTGAGTCCCAAGTAGCGGATGCCGGTGAACCGGCCTTAGTTTGCCCGTGAAGTATGGTTTGTTAAAACTCGCTCATTCGAGACAACACCGCAAGGTGTCCCGAAAATCTACAATAGAGGATAGAGACGATGGTCGTCAAGCATCTTGGAAAGGTGTTCCCTCGCTAACGCGGGGACGGTTCGATTCCGTTATCCTCTGCCAAACAATGAGGCGGTGCATAGCACTTCCTCCAAATTACGGGGTGTCTGGAGACGATCAGGTTCGATTCCTGTTTACGGTGGTCCATGCTAGAGCTCGGCACGTTAGGGTTCGATTCCCTCTCACTCCACTAATAATGGGCTGTGTCTGTGTAAATGGCTAACAGCGAGCCGCAAAGCTCGGGCAGCAGTTCGACTCTGCTACAGTCCACCATTTTATACTTGGGTAGTGCCAACAACGTTTAAATAGATGACCATGAGTATAACACTAGTCAGCATAAACAACATCAACAAAGCTCTTACTGAGTTTGCCGTCAATAAAAGTTGCGAGAACTTTAACTTTGACACGACATTTATAATGTCAGATGAGCCGTTAACAGGTGTGAGATATTATCACAATCATCATAACATTGACGATGTTATACAGTTTGCCGGAGCAGACGGAAAACCTATTCCGTGGAACTACGATGCTTATAACATTTTTTTATTAAAGAACATTGCAGACTATATCCAAACGGATCATATCATAAACATTCATTACGATGGATTTTGTGTGAACAATCAGTATTGGAGTGACGAGTTTTTAGAATACGACTACATTGGTAGTCCAACATTTAAAGACTGGACACCATTAGCAAACAGTTTGAAGTCACACGATCTATATGACAAGGCTCCTAACACTTGGTATAACGGCGGTGGTGGTTTTACACTACGTAGTAAGAAACTGCTAAAAGCATTACAAGATCCTCGCATCGATACAACACTTAGTGATAAGAACTTCGAACGTTGTGAAGACGCAACTATCTCTATCAAGTTTAGGAAGTTGTTAGAAGATGAATACAAAATTAAATTTGCACCTATGGACGTTAGTCTTAAGTGGTGCACAGAATTACTAACAGGATTGCCTTACAGTTTTGGATTTCACGGTTGGACTAATACGCCATTGTTCTTAACAGAAGATGAATGCATTTGGTACATCGACAATCTAAACAGACGAGACATGTTCCAAGGTAGTCCTATGGTGCAGAGATATATTGCAATGTGTGTAATACAATATTACTATCGTGCAATTGATCACATTAACAGTGTTATCAGTGATCAAACAAAGATTGAGCAGAAGCATAAAAACTACAGCCGTTAAGGAAGATTATCTGAGCTGGGCTCAGGACTGTTTCGAAAGCAGAACGATTCGCAAGGGTTGGGGTTCGATTCCTCAGTCTTCCGCCATATACTATTGACATGTTGTTAATAACATGTTATAATTTATTTTTAAACGCAAACAAGGAATACAATGGCACGCATTACATCAGAAGACGCAGTAGCAGCAGTTGGCAATCGTTACGATCTAGTATTGATCGCAAGTCAACGAGCACGTGAACTTCGTCGTAATCACGCACCTAAGATTGTTTCTAAAAATGGACCATTGGTCACTGCTATTCGTGAAATCGAAGAAGGCAAAGTTGGTCGAGAATATCTGAATAAGATTCGCAAGAATAAGTAATACTACGCGACTGTAGCTCAGGGGAAAGAGCAGGAATCTTCTAAGTTCTTGGTCGGGAGTTCGAATCTCTCCAGTCGCGCCATACATTGGAACTATAGCACAGCGGTAGTGCAGCAGCTTCATACGCTGTTGGTCGTAAGTTCGAATCTTACTAGTTCCACCATATATAGAAATTATTTTGAGCGTCGCATCATCTTATACATCTTTCTACGTTCTTCTCTATTGAGATTTTGGTATATTGGTGCTAACTTTTCTAAGTCTTGGCTTACTGCATCTCTTCCACGTTCTTGAGATGCTGCCCGCATGGCATTCATTGATTTAGTTATCTTGGAAGTAGGTTTCTGATCAGTTATAGGAACAGGTCTCCTGAACATTGGCGGCTTAGGAATTTCGGATGGCGGCAGAACAGTTTCTACTCTTAATTCATTTTCAGCAAGACGATGCACATATATTGAAATCATAGTGTTAACATCTTGAAAGAATACACCTTTACCAATAGGTACTGTTTCGTATACGTTTGGTAAGAAACAAGAATAACTTATTATATTAGAAAAATGTTCTAAAGAAACTCCTTTATGTGCAACACTGACCATAGCATGTGAATCTAAATGAACAGTCCATCGACCCATTTTTATAGTGTTAATTATGCTGTGATGTGCTTCTTGTATAATTTCGAGTATTTTCATAATATGTATTTATTTCATATGCCCTAGTAGGCCAATTGGTAGAGTCAGCAGTTTCAAACACTGTCGAGTGTCAGTTCGAATCTGACCTAGGGTACCAAAAATAAATTAAAAATGTTGTTGACAACGCATAAAAACTTTGCTACAATATATACATGTTAAGAAATTAACAAACGCTCTTTAAAAATTTATTCAACGTATAGTCCGCTGAGAAGCGGTTACTATATGCAAACATGTTGATTCTCAAACGCAACAGCTAGCCTGAAAAGGACTTTACTAGTTGGCTTAGCGGCACTTGGCGAAAATGACAGCGTGTTTGCATATAGTGAATAACAACGTTGTTGACAAACAGTAAAATGTTTGCTACAATATATACATGTTAAGAAATTAACAAACGTTCTTTAAAAATTTAATTCAATGCTAATTAGCATTGCGAAGCAGAACTAGAATTTAGAGTCTGACAAACCAGAGTAACGAACTGGAATAGTAAACATATTTAATCGCAGCTGGACGCAGTTGGGTTAAGTTTACTGTTTGGTGTAAAGTAACACATCGGTTTCCTAGTATGCTTCGCAATGTTAAGATTAGTAAATTACTGGCCCCAAAGGCAAAGTGCTACTATACGGTGCGTCCAGCATCGTTTGAGCGAAAGTCGGATACAAACTGCAAAGCGAAGTTGATCCTGTTATACAACGTGCTACTAACTATCTGGTGCTCCAGACGCCGAGTATAATAATTAGGATTGATCTAGCAAAGAACGATTGGATGGGAATTGATCACCCTGAGAGTTGTAAGCAGTCAAGTTGCAACGCCGATAACTGGACACTATTCTAAAGTGCATTGTGGAAGTGACTCAATATTACCCGTAGGGATAATGTTGTTTGAGAGCACCGTACTAGGAGGCTAAGAAACGTTTAGTAGTGATGAAGCACTAATTCTTAGTCGGGGATGCTTCACAGTGTGTTTTAGAATAGTGGTAAGTTTGGTGGACAGGTTGTTTGTCTGTATGTGAGTAGGATCTAATTAATCCAAGGGGCATATGGCGATGGGAGGTAACGTTACCCATTGAAGAAAACGGATAACTAGGCAGGTTCGAATCCTGTTTACTACACCATTCTAAAGCACATTAGCACAACATTTTGATTCCCAGGTCTTTATGAATGTTGTGGTCGTCCTAGTGTGTTTTAGAATAGTAAATTTATGGGCGGTTGGCAGAGTGTTTATGCGCTGGATTGCAAACCCGGTATGAGGTAGGTTAAATTCCTACACCGTCCTCCATATCTTAGCACATTATAAATAGTGTATTAAGATATTTTTGCTCTTGTAGTTTAATGGTCAAACACTGACTTGGTATGTCAGTAATGAAGGTTCGATTCCTTACTAGAGCACCAGAGATAGATTTCGGGGGATTGATGTAATGGTAGCCTGGGACCTTTGCAAGGTTTTCGCAACAGTTCGATTCTGTTATCCTCCACCAAATTTTAGGATTCTTTCAGCAAATAAAATTTCACTGTTAATGAAAAAAAGCGAATCCTGTTGTATATGTTGCGGGCGAGTGTGATGGTAGCACGTTGGGCTCATAACCCAGAGGGCCGGTTCGATTCCGAGGCTACGCAACCAAATGATTATAGCGGGTAGGGTGGTCACCACACCGGTCTCATAAGCCAGGTGCATCGGCAGTTCGAATCTGTCACCCGCATCCAAATTTAAGTTAGTTCGCTAACTGTGATAGTAAATAGAAGTATTGCCCCCTTGGCGAAATTGGTAGACGCGGCAGATTTAGGTTCTGTTATCGAAAGGTGTGAGAGTTCGAGTCTCTTGGGGGGCACCAAACAATTAGGAGCGTGGGCCGGATGGTAAGGCAGCGGTTTGCTAAACCGTAAATCACGTAAAAAGGGTTATAGGGTTCGACTCCCTAACGCTCCGCCAAGTTTTTTAAAAAGAGAAAATATGTATATCAAACCAAGTAAGACTTTTAAACTGAGCAAGACAACTAAGCGCCGTATGGCATCCATTGTTGATCCAGTTGAGCGTCACGCTTATAAGAACGCAATGATCCAGGCGCAGATTGCTAGTGAGATTGTTATCAAACATAAAGAAAAAAGTGATCGCCCAAAAGGCACTGCACAGTATCAAACCAATGATACAGGTACCGCAAGCACTAGTGCATAAGTAAGTATATTCTCCTATAGCTCAGTTGGTAGAGCGTTTGACTGTTAATCAAAATGTCCGTGGTTCGAGCCCACGTAGGGGAGCCAAGATTAGGATGCATCCTGCAAATTAAATCAATTCAAAACTTTTATCTTTGAAAAGAAACTGCATCCTGTTGTATTAGCCCTCATAGCTCATTTGGTAGAGCAACTGACTTGTAATCAGTAGGTGCCGTGTTCGAATCATGGTGGGGGCACCAAAGACCCCCTCTTACACTTTGAAGGTTTTGAAAGTGGGTGTTGATCGTTATGCCTCAATATCGATCAGGTGCTTGAGATCTACCACACGGCTTCACTTTAGGAGCACGGAAAATATCTTAGGTCGACGACCAGCTGTTCCAAAACAGTAACGTGAGACAGTGTAAGCAACTCAGTTTTGGGCTCGTGGGGACGAGTAGCAAGACACTTTACATTATTAGATTCTTGTAGTATAATAATGTAAAGTAAGCGGGATTAGTTTAATGGTAAAACGAGATCCTTCCAAGTTCAAGTCAGGAGTTCGATTCTCCTATCCCGCTCCAAGTTTTGTAGAGGCACGTATTGCTAATCTGCTGCAAGTAACGTATAACGTGAAAGCTTCGCCGGTGTGCCCCGTCTATGTTCAGAGTTTAGCACTGAACTTCCTACAGAGAGTTTTAGGCTTCTTTCAGCAATTTAATTCTACTCATATCAGAAAAAAAGCGAAGCCTGTTGTATTTTGCATCGATAGCTCAGGGGTAGAGCGTCTCCTTTACACGGAGAGGGTCCGCGGTTCGAAACCGTGTCGATGTACCAGTTTTAGGATTCATGCAGCAAATTTAAAAATTTACTCATAGTGAAAAAAGCGAATCCTGTTAGATTTAATCCGAGTGTAGCGCAGTCTGGTTAGCGCATCTGCTTTGGGAGCAGAGGGTCGTGAGTTCGAATCCCACCACTCGGACCAATAATAACAAAGAGAGATTAGAATGGGGAAAGGTTCAAGACCACGTCCTTTTAGCGTTCCGTTAAAAGAGTTAGATGCAAGACATGAAGTAATCTTCGGTGCAAAGCCAAAGAAGGAACAATATGTTCCGCCTCCATTGCCCGACGATTATTACGAAGAAAAAAAGAAAAAGATTGATTGGGGAAATGATGTCACCAAAAGTTGAACAAATGAAAACTGGAACTTGTGGCTGCGGTCGTAGTCCTACTGGCAACTGTATTGGTTGGCATGGGCTAAGTGAAGATGCATTCCAAGCAAGATTAGCAGAATTTACTGCACAACAAGAAGCAGCAAATTCAACAATTAAAGATTCGCAGCAAGGCGGATAATGAAAATCCTTGTCACAGGCCATAAAGGCTTTATTGGACAGAATATGATTAGTGCCCTTAATGGGCACAATCTCGCCTTTTATGAATGGGGCGATACGCTGCCAGTAGTTGATAAGTTTGATTGGGTTATACATCTAGGTGCTATTAGTTCTACAACAGAAACTGACGTAGAAAAAGTAATGCGTCAAAACTATGACTTTAGTTGCTGGTTACTTGACGAATGCGAAGAAGCAGGTGTTAATTTTCAATACTCTAGTTCAGCAAGTGTATACGGATTGAACACAGACTTTAGAGAAGATGCAGCCAAGAATCCTCTAAGTCCTTATGCTTGGAGTAAGTATCTATTCGATAGACACGTTGAAAGTCGCAAGTGGTACACTCGTGTGCAAGGTTTCCGTTACTTTAATGTATATGGTCCTTTTGAAGATCATAAAGGTAATCAATCAAGCCCGCATCATAAGTTTACTAAACAAGCAGAAACAACTGGTGTAATTAAACTATTTGAAGGTAGCGAAAATTACAAAAGAGATTTTGTTCCTGTTCATACAGTAGTTGACATTCATAAACAGTTTCTTGACATTAAAGAATCAGGAATTTGGAACGTGGGTACAGGACAAGCAATGAGTTTTAAAGCACTTGCTGAAACTATTGCTGAAGGTATGGAAGCTAGAATTGAATATATTCCGATGCCAGAAGAACTAAAGACTCAATATCAAACTTATACCTGTGCAGACTTGACTAAATTAAGAGTAACGTTAAATGAAAAAGATTGCAGTTAACGGAACATTTGATATACTACACCGTGGTCATTTAGACATGCTAAAGTTTGCTCGCAGTCAAGGCGACGAGCTATTGGTAATAATCGATACTGACCGCAGAGTAAAAGAATTAAAAGGTGAGAGCCGTCCTATCAATAGCCAAGATGATAGGAAATATATGTTAGAGAGTTTAAAATTTGTAGATAGAGTTGAGTTCTTCGACAGTAAAGAAGATCTTAAGCGTGTGCTAACTGCTTATCAACCTGATGTTATTGTTAAAGGCAGTGACTGGAAAGGTAAGAGCACAACATCTCAACTGTATTGCAAAGAGGTAATATATTATGACAGAGTCGGGGACTACTCCACAACAAACACAATTCAACGTATTGCTGATCGGTGATGATTGCACTGACACATACACGTATGGATATGTTAATCGCATAAGTCCAGAAGCACCTGTTCCTGTTTTTGAACCGCATTCTCAAATTGTTTTGAGAGGAATGGCAGGTAATGTTTATAACAACTTGACAGAGTTAGGTTGCAATGTAAATTACTTGCACGGTAAAACAAGCCATAAAGAACGATTGATTGACTATCGTAGTAAACAACAATTGGTGAGAATTGATAGAGATGAAGTAAGTGAACCTCTTACATTTGCCTCTGCTATTCCTCCTATGTATGACGCTATTGTCGTTAGTGATTATAATAAAGGCACTGTTACATACGATTTAGTAGAAGAACTACGCAATGAGTTTGTGGGTCCTATCTTTATTGACACAAAGAAAACAGACTTAGCACGCTTTAATGGATGCTATGTAAAGATTAACGAGTTAGAAAAGAGTCGCGCAACCAGTTTGCCCGATGATGAGTGGTTGATTACAACTTACGGAGATCGTGGTGCAATGTGGAAACACAGTGCGTTTTCTCCAGAACACTCAGTAAAAGTAGCAGACGTCACGGGTGCCGGTGACACATTTTTATCGGCCTTGGTCTATGAATACTTAAATACAAATGATATGAAAACAGCGATTACATTTGCCAATAGAGCAAGTTCGATCACTGTTCAACGTATAGGAGTTTATGCTCCTAGACTAGAAGAAATTACGCGGGTATGATGTAAAGGTAACCTGACTGCTTGCCAAGCAGTACATCCGAGTTCGATTCTCGGTACCCGCTCCATAATAAAAATAATATGACAAGACTAGACGGATTTGTAGAAAAAGGTTGGGGACATGAATTTATTTTTGCAACCAACGACAAGTATTGCGGTAAGCTGTTAAAGTTTAACAAAGATGCTCGTTTCAGTATGCACTTTCACAGTGTTAAAGATGAAACTTGGTATGTGCTTGATGGAAAGTTTAAAGTTATTGTTATCAATACTGCAAACGCAAGTCAAACAGAATACACTTTGAATCCCGGAGACACTTGGCACAATCCGCCATTGCTACCGCATCAAGTTGTTTGTATTGAAGAAGGCACACTAATTGAAGTTAGCACACCTGATTCAGTTGAAGACAACTATCGAGTTGCAAAAGGCGATAGTCAGAAATAACTCGTCATAGTTCAATGGATAGAACGAGGTCCTCCTAAGACTTAGATCTACGTTCGATTCGTAGTGACGGGACCATAATTTAGGCTTACTGTTTCGGCAGTAGGCCTTTTTTTACGATTGACATTTCTCAATAGAGATGTTATACTAATATAAAGGAACAAGATATGCCGTGGATTGAAAATGTATCGTTTAGTGATATCCCCCGAGGTCGTCATCACAATGCTGGTGAAAACTCTATGCTGATTCAGATTGTGGATCCAGACTTAGAGTTTCCTATACCTATGCACAAGTTTAAAGAAACTCATCAGTTTAAGTTTCTTGATCTAGAAACACACGACGATGCAGCAGAAGAACTTAAGGTCAGTGATGCACAAGCACAACAGCTTGTAGACCTGTTAAAACACGCCTTAGACAAGCGCATGAATGTAGTTGTGCATTGTGTAGCAGGCGTATGTCGTAGCGGCGCTGTGTGCGAAGTAGGTGTTATGATGGGATTCGACGACTGTGAAGTATTTCGCAGCCCTAATCTAATGGTCAAACACAAGATGATGAAAGTGTTAGGCTGGACATACGATGAGCAAGAACCTCACACAATTAACGGCATAACTCTGGACAGTGGATTAATTGTTCCTGCCAAAGCAGTTGATTGGACTAACGATAATGAAAAAGTATTTGTGTTAGCAAAAGAAAGAAAAGAACGTAGAGAACAGAATGGTGTATAAAGTAATAGGTAAAGAAGAAACATTTAAAGTTCTTACACTGGCAGAAGCAATGAATGTTGCCAAGAGTATGAACGAGTTTGTGACTATCAAAGGTGAAGACTTTGAGATAGTGGGAATGTTTGGTGTAGACTCTGTTCGAGACGGCTTATGCCCAGACGGAGTTAAATATGATTGGAACAAGGAAAGCCGTATTGGTGCGGCTAAAAGAAACGAAAAGGTAAAACAAAATGAAAAAGATAATTGAAATTAGAGCCGCAGAAGGCGGCGAAGACAGCAAGTTGTTTGTTAAAGATCTTGCACAAGCCTACATCAAGTTTGCACAAAGCAAAGGCTGAGCTACCCGCCTGATAAATGAATATCTTGGCGAAGTTCACATACAAGTCCAAGGTGTTGATTTATCCGGCTTAGAGCACGAAGCAGGAGGACATCGCATACAGCGAGTGCCGCCTACTGAACGCAAAGGACGAGTGCATACCAGCACTGTGACCGTGGCCATCATAGATGCCGCTGAGAGCCAAAGAGCCGTAGCTATACCGGAAACAGACTTAAAAATCGAGTGGTATAGCGGCACAGGCGCCGGTGGTCAACACCGCAACAAAACTCAAAACTCTTGTCGGATAACTCATATTCCAACGGGCGTAGTTGCTACTGCTCAAACTCGAAGTCGTCAAAATAGCTTAAGATTAGCAATGATCACGATACAAGAGCACGTTGACAATCTTGCTAAAACAGCGTATAATAAAAGCATAGCATCAGACAGGAAGCAGCAAGTAGGTAGCGGTATGCGTGGAGACAAAATACGCACATATCGTTTCCAAGATGATCGAGTTCAAGATCATAATACTGGCAAGACTTCTAAATGTTCTGCTGTGTTAAAGGGCAACTTTGAATCGCTCTGGAACTAATATGACTGAAGAAACAAAATCAAAGAAAGAAATTGAGCACAGAGATAGATTGGGTAGATTGCTTAAACAGGGCGATTGTGTAGCCGTTGGACATAGCAACGGCTTAATGATTGGCACTATTAAGAAACTCAATCCTAAAATGTTAAAGATTGTTAGAGTAGGTTCTGCATACAGTAGAAGTAGTGGATACAATAAGTATCCCAGCGAGTGTGTCCTACTCGACGGTCCCGAAGTTACAATGTTTTTGCTATCAGGAAAGAGTTAGAATGAAAATTGGCGTAACAGGAACACGCGAAGGCTCGTGTGATAAACAGCTATTAGAGATTATTGATTACTTTGAAACACTTAAAGGCACTGATGTAGAGTTACATCACGGTGATTGTTTAGGTGTAGATATTGAAGTAGCCGCATTAGCAAGGTCATACGGTTGGAAAATCGTATGCCATCCTCCTGTTAAAACTGAAACACAGGGCCACTTTGGCGGTGATGAAGTTCGTGACCCAAAGGGTTACTTAGAGCGTGATCGTAATATTGTAGACGAAACTGACTTACTGTTAGTCGTTCCGTTGCAAACAGAATGGCAACCAAAAGGTGGTACTTGGTATACACACGACTATGCTAAGAAAAAAGGTAAACCTGTAATGTTGTTCTGGCCCGGAGAAACAGATGAGCAACTATGACAGCCCTACATATTTGCATCTACCTTGCGGTGGCGTGGCAGAGTTCGACGACGGTAGTGGATGCAGTCATCGTTGTTTAGATTGTATGTCCACTGTGGGCAGTGTAGGAATGTCTCGAAGTTGTTCAACTGAAATGAAAAAATGGGACACCTTAAAATCTCTCGGTGGCAAAGGTTGGGATTATAAAACGGGCTGTCAAGAAAAATAATTTGACAAATACAATGTTCTTGTGTATAATAGATATATGAGAACATTTATTACATCAGATTTACATTTCGGGCACAAGAACATTATGTCGTTCTGCCCACAGGCACGTGCGCGGTTTCGCAATGACGTGGACTATATGAACGAACAAATGGTCGTGGAGTGGAACACTATTGTTCGACCCGAAGACCTTGTTTACATTTTAGGTGACGTTGCATTCTTGCCCGCACAGAAAGCAGCTGAGTATATGAACCGCTGCAATGGCACCAAGATCCTTGTAGAAGGCAATCACGACCGTAAGGCCTTGAATGACCCAAGTTTCCGTGGAGCTTTTAAAGAAGTTCACAAATATTTGGACATCAACTACAACGGTACTAAGTGCGTTATGTTTCATTATCCTATTGCAGAATGGGATCAAATGCATCGCGGCGCAGTTCACTTTCACGGACATCTTCACGGCGGCGTAAGTGGCATGGAAGAGTTTCGTGCTCGTGACATGGGCATGGATGCAACTGGAATGATCGTTGTAGAAATGGAACGAGCTATTTCGGACGCAATGACTGGGAAGATTAAAGGACATCACTAAATATTTGCATGTTCAACAAACTTGCCAAACTGTTTAAAGAGCCTGAACAGGGCATAGTGACACTGGAGTTCATAGCACTCGACGAAAATGACGAGCCATATGAAAACGTTGCCACTATGCCCTATCATAACGAATACATTCAATCTGAAATAGAAACTAAGTTTACAAAGTTTATGTCGTTACGCAATCATAAAGTATTAGAAATTACTATCAAAAAAGTTCTAAAAACTTCTAGTTGACATTGTCTTGTTTTAGTGTTATACTATACATATAGTAAAAACAAGGAACAAAAATGGAATTCAGTGCAGAACTCGCCGATATGGACATTGTGCAAAAAGCACAAGTTTATGCAATGGCCGCACACGCTAGCGTCAAACAACTGCGTAAGTATACCAACGAGCCTTACATTGTTCATCCAATGGAAGTTGCTAGAATTGTTTCTACTGTTCCCGGTGCAACTAAAGATATGCTCGCGGCTGCTATTTTGCACGATGTTATTGAAGATACTGGTTGCACTTTTACTGATATTCATATGGCATTTGGTATTGATATTGCAGGAATGGTCAGCTGGCTTACTGACGTGAGCAAACCTGAAGATGGCAATCGTGCCCATCGAAAGGCTATTGATCTCGAGCATATTTCTCGAGCACCTGCCAATGTCAAGACTATTAAACTTGCTGATATCATCAGCAACTGCACAAGTATTATTGAACACGATCCTAACTTTGCAGTAGTTTATCTCAAAGAAAAACGTGCTCAGCTGGCAGTATTAACAGAAGGCGATGCAGGACTTTTGGCCCGTGCTCGTGAGATTGTAGGAGTTGAATAATGATACTCGAAGACTTGGAACACATTTTCAAGCCTCAGATTGACGAAGGTACAACCAGTTTGTATTTTATGTTGATCGACGGTGACCACAAAGTAATTGAACGATGTCCCGTCAGTGAGTTGGAGTCATGGTTGCCTATGTTGGATTGTTTTCAATACGGTGGTACGGTAGAAAGAATGCCGAGGTTTACAAAATGAGTGGACGCAAACTTACACCGAAAGACATCAGTGCCGCAAAGCACGAAATGGAAATTTTTAACAGTATGCTTAATCGTGGAGAGATAAAGTCCGCTGACAAGATTGTTAAATTATCTCATATTGTGTGCGGCTGTGGTGTACCGGGGTGTATCTTCATCCACGCCAAACGAGACGAAACTGAAGAAGAACGTAAGGCAAGATTGGGTTATTAAAATGTTTAAAGATGAATTGAAAAAGTTTGTTGCAGAAAATCCAACTTTGGTTAAGATGAATCCTGCCGGAGATGGCATCTTCGTCTTAAAGTATTCTAAGCGAGTGTTCTATGATAACTTGTGGAATGAATACATTGCAGAGTGTCGCGGCACGATTGTTGACGAAGATTTCAATGTTATCTCTCGTCCATTCACAAAAATCTATAACTACGGCATTGAAAAAGAAGCACCTGTTCTGCCCGGCAAGACACAAGTAACTTCCTTTAGGAAAGTTAATGGCTTCATGGTAGCTGTGACAATTCACAAAGGCGAATTGTTGATTTCTACTACAGGGTCTACTGCCAACGACTATGTTGATTATGCTAAGGAGATGATGGTTAAACACGCTCCGTTGCCAGATTGGCAAATGGCGTTAAACACTGCCGACACTGAAGGTATGACCTTTATGTTCGAATGTGTGCATCCAAGTGATCCACACATCATTGTAGAAAAGCCAGGCATGTATCTCTTGGGATATCGTGAGAACAAATGGGAATCTCGAGTGGGTCACGATCCATTTGTTATCCTGGACTTGGCTGCTATGCTTAACTGCTACAGCCCACAAAGCCTGACAACCAGCGTGGGACAACTTGTTGCACTTGCTAAAGAAGTAAAGCACGAAGGTTTTGTATTCTATACGGAAGATGGTGTAAGTGCCAAAATCAAGTCTCCTTACTACTTGACTTCAAAGTGGGTTGCTCGCAATCCACGTACAGACAAGTTAGTAGATTTGAACAAGGACATCAAGAAGAACATCGACGAAGAGTATTATGGACTCATCGACGCAATCCGATTAAACATCGAGGCTTACACCGCGATGAATGAACAGGAAAGATTAGAGTGGGTTCGTAAGTTCCTTGAATAACTTACAGTTATCGCCGTGCCATCGTTTAAGATTGCTCACACTTACTTCTTT